CTCTTCTTCTATTTTGTAATGATGGATCTTCTGGAACCATACTATGAATAGTTGTTGTAATACCATTTGATGTAACATTAAATTCTTGAGTCCTAAATGCAAAGTCTCCAGGTAATGATAAGTTAGCAACACCTACATGTATACCACCCGAATCTGAAATAGTATTATCATTTGTAAATTCTTGATTAGGCTGTTGAAATTTCATTACTCTAGGATTTTTCAAAGCTATTGCATCTGCTTTATGATAAGGTGGATCTAATTGTGGGTGTTTTGGTTCAAACTCAGATATATGTACTAAGGAACCATTCCACTCTTTAACCATTTCTTTATATGGATAAGCCATTCCTGATCTATCAGATATTGCTTTTGATCTTTTACCAGTTGCGTATGACATTATACTCCATCTCCAAAGTAAGTTTGAGGAGAAATATAAACAGATGCTCTTTGGCCATCTTCATTTAATGCTCTTAATAATTCATCCTCATATAATTGTTTTAATAATTGAATTCTATCAGGTGCTCTTTTTTGTGCTAAATAGTAAGCAAGACCTGAGCACATACAAGGTAAAAATCTGTAAGCTACATCAGCTTGATTTGTGTATATGCCAGCATCTTCAATTCTATTTATTGTATAAAATTTTAATGTTGTATAAGTTGTTGCATCAGGAGCCAAATATAAATTTATTGTAGGAGTTATCTGCCTATCTACAAAATATTGCGAAG